GGATGCAAAGGTACAAAGAATAGGGGAGAGCAAATATAACTCTATCACACTTTCTTTTATTGCTTGATTATCAGTGATTTAAGGTGATAGGAGGTAATATCATAAATAACAAAAAAAGAGAGGCAATCACTTACCTCTCTTACTCTTAATGAAGTGCAGAATATCCCACTTCTTCCAATATCGGGTGTGCCCACGCTTCTTGCACTCGCCATTCGGGATGTCGCCTCTCGCTACCATTCGATTAAGAGTAGCATCAGATACGTGCAATTTCTCCTTTACCTCCTCGGTAGATAGCATCGGATTGAGCATATCTGGTATGATGTCGCACAATCTATCCAAATCATCATCACTCATTCCGCAAGCGGTGACCTTCTCGCCATTCCTCTGCTGCTCGTCAGCCTTAAAGCAAGCATCACTCAATGACTTCAAAGCCGTTCCGAGTATCTTATAATTCAATATCTTTCCCATAATCATGCACAAATTTTACGTCCTAACTTGGTTCTACTAATAAACATATCAGCAAAGCCATATATATAGAACATCGCAGTTACCACCATGACCGTATAGCAGGAATCCACCATATCGTTTGTGGTGTACCAGCTCCACTCCACGATGTGAGCTGCGTTGATGCCGAAGAAGTAGAAAAATGGTATTCTGTATCTCCAACACAAAAAGAAGAATCTGCTTGCTAATATCGCTACCATAGGCAAGATATAAACCATAAAATAAATATAAAGATAGCAAGGCGTATTCTCTGCATAAGGGATGAACATCTCTCTTTGATGCTGAGAAAATTCCCATATTCCATAAGCGTGAAAGCACATAAGGACGACAGGAACGTACTTGCAGAACCAGCGGAAGAACTTTAATATTCTTCTGCTATACCGATTTCCGTGCTTCATCAGCATATCCATCAGCTCGGTAATGTCCACATTCTTTAATAGCCGTTGGACTTCGGCTTCGTCTTCTTTAGTCATAATTTCGTTGATTTTTAAATTAATTATCTTGGATGCTGCAAAATTACGCTTTTATTCACAAAAACAATGTTTTTTCGGAAATTTTTGTGTTAAACTTCTTAAAAAGTAACAATTTGAAAGGTAATAGTGAAGAATTGGCGGCTACCCGATTTAGAGTAACCGCCATATTAGTTAGTTCCATACCATGCGGATATGCCAAGTCTTGCCGTCGAAAAGGATGAAGTTCCATTGCCCTCTTGTGCCGCAATATAGTTCTCCTTGACACAGAATAGATGTTGCATGTCCAACTTCTCCGCCAAAATTAATTTTGTTTCCAGTGCCGGCAATAACGATGAACATCTGACCTGCATTTATGCCTTCGTGAGGAAATCTTATCGAGATTTCCTTGGTATTATTGCATACGATGATGCTATCAGTAGGTTGCAATGTATAGCTATCTGTAACATTATTGCTATTGTTGCCTTTATTTACGTTGCCACAGAAAGCACCGATAAACGCACCATCCTGCACTCGTATATCTCCACTACCAGCATCAACCGCATAGTTCTCCATACCTCCATAAGCACTAACTTCAAGTGCCCTTGATATTCCATCTTTATTGCCAGATGCCGTAAATCTGCCTGCCGTAGAGTGTTGCATGGTAGCGGAATTATCCGTATGCGATTCAACCGTAAGAAATGCATCTACAGAGAATTCCGTCTGTCCTCCTGCCGTTGTTGTTCCACTTTGCGAATAACCGGCAATAAAAACACCTCCAAAACCGCTATCACCATAACCTACATACAAATATCTATCATTTAGACACACTGAGCGATTTGGAATATATCCTTCATATTCTCTATTCTCATATATGAGTCCTTTATATTTGAAGATTTGTCCACCGAACTCGTATGAATTATTATAGATTTCAAGACCTCCGATATTACCGCTTGTTGCAGTTATGCACCCCTTGAAGCTAGCGTTTCCTTCAGACACCAAATTGCCATCCTTGTCTATAGTGAATGTAATATCGCCATCGCTGTTCTGAACCTCAAAATGGTTAGTTTTAGCTAATATCTTGCCACTCTCGATATAGACACCTGATTTTTCCAGCTTCTCGCCGATAGTTTTAGTAGCTTCAAGAGTAATCTTATTCGCATTTTGGTTAACTCTTGTTTCCATCTGTACGAGCGTTCCATCAAATCCATTTGTAAGCTTTCCGTATGCAGATGATAGCTGCTCAGTATTCCATTGCAAATCTCCATACGTCTTGGTAAATGACACATCTATGAATATCGTCCTAGTATATGTGATACCATTATATGTAACCAACAACTTGATAGCGCAACTGCTGGCAGGATAACTGAGTTTTGTACCACCATCAACCTCTTCGTTATAGACGTATTCCATCATAGTAATACCGTCAGCCTTGAAAATAAGGTTATAAAACTTGTCCGGTGTTGCGATTGATGCCTTCTTCGCATCGTAATTCTTAGTAGAGATAATCTTAACACTATATTCAGATGGGTCAATAACCGTATTTCCATGTCTTGCAACAATCGCTACAGAACCAGATGATGGATTGAAATTCGGACTATTGTAATCAAATATCAATCTGTCTGTTGACAAATCAATATTCAGAGCATCCTCGCCATCATCACCCTTTGGACCTTGAATGCTACCAAAGTCCTTCCACACTGTTCCGTTATGCACCCACAGAGTACCATCAACATTATAAGCATCACCTTCTTCGGCAGCATCATAGGCAGGTATATACGAACCAGCCGAAATGCTTCTCCACCAAGCCACGCAAGGTGAATTAACTGGTGATATAGGATTGTCCACCTTATCAACAAGATAGAGTAATCCTAAGACTTCATCTGATGGTTTGGGCATCTTGCTAGATGCTGTATAATGACCGTAAGCAGTTCCCTTCGGTGTGAACTTCGTTCCATTAACGCCATCGTTAGGGAAGTAGCTCACGCATTTCCTGTTGAGATAACTGATGTTAGCATCATTATAAGTCACCTTTACGCAACTCCACAGATACTTGCCCTTGACTACTTTATATGACGAGCTAAAAGCTGCATCTTTTGGTGGATTTGTAGAGCTGTCACTCAATGCATACAATTCCACAACCTGTGCGAAGTCATAGCACTCGCCAAGGCAGTATGCGCCTGTATAGTATGATGTTCCATTCGTCAGTGTAGTCTTTGTGCAAGTCCACACGTATTTACCCTCGGCAAGCGTCAGTCCTCCGAAATTGGTAATCCAAGCTGTAGGTTGTTGCGTCTTAGTTCCAATGCCAAACACAACGTCAGATGATTTGACACTATCACCGTTACGGCTAACCGTGAACATCTTAGTCGCAAGAATCTTAATGCCGAGTTCTGTAGGTGGAACGCCGTCTAACTCGCTCCATATCTTCTCAAACATAGCTTCATCGTTATCTGGCAGATTCTTGTCATACCATATATATTTCATGCTGTAGCAATCGGCATCATCACCTACATTCATCTGCATGGTGTTCCATATATCAGTAACGCCCTCATTAGACGAATACGAGATAGCCTTATAGACACCACCTTCGTAGCCATAGTAAAGTATGATGTAGGAATATGTCTCAATGATTCTCTGAGTCATATCTTCTGTATAGCTACCCTGATGATACATAAAGTGAACATCGCCCAATTTATGCGTCACAAACTGCTTCGTGGCACTATCAAGTACCACGGAGTCAGTATCAAGTCGAATCTCGTAAGTGACGGCATCTTTGCCGTCCTTTGGTTTCCTGCCGACTTTGATACTTGCAGATAAGTTGATGCTTTTATCACCCATACCCTTTTCCTCCCCATTGATTAAATGTTAGACAAATAAGATTCCATCACGTCGCTAGCAACGCTCTTGGCTTTCTTGCGCCACTCTTGCATAGCCTTATACTCTTCCTCATGAGACAACTCGTCTTCATCAAGCTTACCTCCATCCGCAAGAGTAGCGAGGTTCACAAGATGATTGTTGATGATAGCCTGCATCTTGTCAGAAGGATAAGCAGCAGACACAATAGCATCAATAACCTTATCACGCTCCAATGGCTGCTCTACACGCACAACATAAGCAGAGAATGCGGTACGCTTTGCATCCTCATTATCCGTGTCACCACTCGGCAATTCTGCAACATCAACATCAAAGTTGATACGGATATTCTTACCCTCATACTCCACCGTCTTAGGAGCGTTATCAAAAATAGACTTTACCAATTCCATAAATCTTATATTAATGAGTTATACAATATTAAAAACCAATCTCTGGTGTCCAATCGGGGCGGACGATTCTGTAATCAGGATTGCCTACGCCTGTCATGTTCCAATTGATGAACTTCCAACCCTTCAGGGGAATATGCTTATTCTCTACGAACCATTGCAGTTGCTTTTCGAGATATGAGTTGTTTGAGCGCATCTTGTATGTAACACCGCCACATTGTACCTGTATGAGGTTAGCTAAACCTTTCTTTCCGTATTGTGACTTTACTCCAAACTCTACATCTAACACTGTCATTGGCTGATTGAGTATCATGCCAATATTACCCTTGCGTCCTTGGAAGATACGCTTACCATCGGCATCACGTTCTTCAAAAGTTGGCATCTTGAAATCATCAAAACTATCCATTTTTGTTGTCTGTCTCCACAGATTAAAACCATCACAATGCATCAACCAACCTTTGTAGCTCATCGCTACTCGGTATTTTCTCATCGGGTCTCTTAAGTTGTGCATTTTCTTCTTGAATTTCTCCTTCATGCGTTTTCTCAGTTCTGTATGATTGAAATAAAATCGGTAACCAACATAATCGAGGAAATGCGTATCATCAATTATCTGCATTCCGATATTGCTATGCAACTCCTGGTGCATCACATTGTGTGCGTATTGCTTGATGAAGTTCACGGCTTTCCATACTTCTTTCTTATTCTTGCCTAGGATAACCATATCATCACAATATATCTCAACCTTGACATCGAACTTAGCACTTACGATTCTACACAAGATACTCATAAAGAAGTTGGTGAGTGTCTGAATAGGATATAGACCGATACCCAAACCTTGCGGCAGGGCGAAGATAACTTCATGCAGCAGTCTTCTTATTCCCTTATCAGTAAAGAACGCACACAACGCATCATATATGACGAACTGGTCTACATTATGATAGAACTTGATGAAGTCAAGCTTGACGAAGAATATTCTGCCACACCACTTGTTTTCGTCTATCCAACGTTCCGTCCTTCGTTTTGCGTATATCATTCCACGACCTTTGACGCTAGCTCCGCTCTCTATATAGAGATACTTTACAAGAGGTGGCATAAGAACTTGCATCAATCCATGCTGCTCTACATGGTCTGGGTAGTATGGAAGTATAAGTAATCGTCTTACCTTACCACAAGGGCATCGCTTCGACACCTCACGACCATTACTTGTATGGTAAGTACCATCATTGATACTCTTCTGTAATTTCAGAAGGTTATTATCGTAATCTTTATCAAATTCAACAACTCCCTTCTTACCTTCCTTGCCCTTGCGTGATCTTCTTACCGCAATGTTGAGGTTAGTCATATTGCTAACGAGATTTACCTTGACCTTTCTGTTCTTCTTTCTGAGCTTTGCCTTGCGCTTATACGCTAGCTCATGTGTGTCCGTCATTTCTTTATTTCAACCAATATCTCAAAAACGCTTGCCTTAGGCTTTCTACACTCTCGGCTCACTGGCTTTCGGCACATACGTACAACTGTATCACTTACTTGCGAGAGGGGACTCTGTTGCAGTAGGACATACCCGACCACTCATACCCAACGCCTTTCATCTTTACTCTGTCGGGGCTTACATCATGAGGAATGCCCTCCATTGAGACAGGTTCAATCGTGTGCTCTTCGTCCTTTGACTATCTCGTAGCCTTTCGACTTAGGAACAGCAAAATATATCATCATTCTAAAAATAGAAATCTTGTGTAGATATTCAAACGAGCACCGATGTTCGTGTTCGAATCCGAGAAACCGTTATTCGAGTTCGAGTACGCAACGCCACACTGAGACCCATTGTTAGCGTTACCACCAACCTGCAGCAGCTCCACGATTTATTACCTTTTATTTGCCCACTCTGTGGTTGCAGAAACTTACGCACGGAATGGGCTGACTTTTATTTTGTGTAATCCACGAAATCCTAAAAGGAGATTTTCAACCTTGCGGTTTCAATCTTTCGTTCTTTGTTCTTGTTATTATATTAATTTTTTACTTTTTTGCTTTGGGTGCTTGTCGGCTTATGTAAACGTCAGCCGAGCTGCCTTTTTACATTGCCACAAGCTGCGAGCCGCTCACGATAACTGGCGTGCCAAAGAAAGCCAAACGAGCACCGATGTTCGTGAACGAAGCGGAGAAACCGACATTCGAAGACGAGTACGCAACGCCACACTGAGACCCAAGGTCAGCGGAACCACCAACCCGCAGCAGCTCACCAGTCTTGCTTGCCCAGCAGCCATCGGAATAGTGTGTGTTGTCACCGCCACCAACTGCTGTCGGTATCATATCCCAATGCTCACCGAGTACCATCTTGGTGATATACATTCCGTTAGCTGTCGCAAGACATACGACTTCTCTTCCGCTAGCGGTATTGCTTACTTGATTACCGCTATATATGACAGCTTTGCGTGTTTCGCCATCCATATAGAAACGAACTCCAGGACGGAACTCCCAAAGTTTACCCCATAAGTCCTCAAATCCGAATAACTTCACTGGGTATTGATTACCGAGCGTAGCGTCATTGTATAGTACCTTTCCGCTACCATTACCGAGAGAAATACACTTACCCATCGGTACATCACGGCAAGCTTCCCAATTAGAGTGTTGGAATCCCGAGCCGATAACAACTTGTGAGTTGAGGTTGCCATAATAAGCTTGATATACCGCATCAATAAGGCATTGGAACGGATAGTTTGCCAAACCCATGTTAGAGTGAAGTTTCTGAGCGCATGTCCAAAACGCACTCATTGTTTTAGAATGCGAGGGGGCAACATTAGGTCTTGAATGACCGACACCGCTTGCATCAACATACATCTTGTATGCGCCTACCCACTCTGGAGAATCAAAGGTACGACTGCCTGCTACAGGGTTAAGACCGCCAAAGGTCATCTTTGTTCCTTCACCCTTGAAGTGGCATTTAGGCGTACGTATCATAGTTTCGTATTTAGAGATGTCGTCAATGGCTGTACCATCGGCAAAAGCACTCCACGATTCGTTAAGTTGGGCTGCATATACCTTGCCAGCTACTACCTTGAAGAGATAGCCCTTCATGTAAGATACGTACATATACGCAGCCCAATTACTTGACACATCAAATGCCACGTTACTATTCTGTTCGAGCGTATAAATAGCAGGTGGAGTTGTTATACTCGATGCCAATTCCTCTTTCAGATTTTCCAATGGTATTCTTCGCTCACTTCCACCTGCTTCTACGATGAAGCTATTAGAAGAGTGCATTGAATCAATCTGAGGTACTTCTGATAATTTTGTCATAATTATTTTAATTTTAATATTCTACATTTAACCAATCAGATAAGGATTTCCGTCTTTATCTGTAAGATAACTGCCATCAGAGCCAACGGCATACGTGAGTGGAGATTTCTGCTCATAATTAACGCAATCCTCTAATGTGCAATTCTCTGTGTCACCCAATCCTGTTTCTTCAACAAGATACTCGCAAGCATCGCCCTCTTGCCATCTCTTTTCCGTTGTCACGTTACCCTCATTATGGGCGATTGTCTTCCATCTGATGGTAAGGATGCGCTGCGGATAAGATATGAGTGAGTTGTTGAAATGAACCAGCACTCTGTTACATCTTATCTTCTGTCCGTAAGCTATACCGCCGACATTTGCAAAATCAAACTCGAATGGCGGATATGCTCTGTTGACATGGAACTGAAATTGCGATACTGTCTTCTCATCTACGATAACCTTGATGATATAATCGTTCTTTTCAATCTGTCTCAAATCAAGAACCATAGACGTGAGCGACATACTCATTAGTTCATTAGGAGCAGTCTTTGTCGACACTGCTATCTTCGTCTGCTTACCATTAATATCTACCCGATAGACCTCCAATGAATAACCTGTAGTCACTTTAGTCTTCGCCCTGTATACGTCAATAGGTATTGTGCGGAGATATTCATTACCATCGAAGCATTTCTTGCGTTCCGCATCGGATGCCGTCTTCAATCTGTTTGCAACCATATATTCATACAGACTGAGCTTGTCAAGGACAGGGTTGTATGTTATGTTTGTTTCAACACCGATACCGATACCCCATGAATCAGCGGCATTGCTAGCCGTAGTCAATGTGACTGGTTCTGTGATTACGTGAAGCAGAGCATTCTTTCTGTAGTCCAAAAGGTCTGCTTCAAAGTAGACCTGACATCTGTCATTAGCACCGATATTCTTCTTTACGTACAGAGTGCCACGCATTGTCGTTCCGCTAGTATCTATCTCATACAAGCCCTTCCAAGATTCAACCTCAGTAATCTTCTTCCACGTATTGTTAACGCTTACCCACCAGACCATGTTGGTAAGGAATGCGTTGCTTCTGCTTGAATCCCAAGATTTATCACTTGCGCTAGCATTGATTTGTGGCTGAATCTTACTTGCTATCTTGGTTCGGTCGGGGTAGAAGTTGACACCATCCGTTGTCTGCATGAGTGGTGAGCCACTATCAAGGCAGACAAGAGATTCACTCTTCGTGAGCGGTGCATAATGTCTTCTGAATTTATGTTTAACTTCAACCATATTTTTAACAAGTTTATATTATAAAACAGTACCAAGCAAATCACAATTTACTGATACGCCCTGCTCTTCGTTCAAATCATCGTTTGATACTACAAAGCTAATTGCATTGAACTCATTGTTATTGCTGAAAGTCTTCTTTGTGGTGCGAACGACTGTCAAATCAGAATCTTTGAGGATAGAGAATGTAATCGTTCCACTTTCGAGAGTCGCAGCCGTACCTTTTTTCGAGTTGAGTACCTTTGCCTTTATTGTAGAATTTATTGACGCATTTACGGAAGCATTATCCTGTGAAAGCTTTAGCTGATAAAGGTCTGCCGAATCATCAATGCTGATACCCGAACGATATACCATTGTTCCATCAACGATGAACTCAGCGATGAATAACTGATGACTGTCAACGTAGAGCTTATCGCTATCACCTGTCTTGTCACGATGAACCGTGATAGTTCCGCCACTTGCCGCATTGTCAATAGTCGTAATCGGTGTTGTTTCTGTTCCACGATAGAGCTTGACGGAGTACTTAGACACATCACCGCTCGCATTCTTAAGCCAGAATCTGAGGATAGATGTAGTAATCTCCTTTCCATCATCACCGACCACACCGAGCATTGTAGAACTTGCTTCAATACCGCCAAAGAATGCACTTGCACCAAGCATTGTTACGAGGATGCTCTGACTCTTCTCCATTTCGTATGATGAAGCACCGACACTAGCCATACCTGTATACTTTACGACATCTGCATCTTGGTTATCCTTAGAAGCAAGGTCTCCGATGATGGCGAGTGTTCCTGTTTCCGTGTGCATCTTAAACTTACCAGCGAAGTTAGAAGACTTTACCCATCCAGTGCCGCTATTGAAATCTATTTCCACATTATTGTAGCTCCATTTATGACTGAGCAGGGAAACGGCTTGTTTTCTTGCAGATGTAACATGAGGAGTAATCTCTGGGTGGTCTCCGCTTTCTGTCCAATGCGGTGTCGGCTGAAAATCATTAGGATTCAATCCCTGATGCAGAGGAACACCATTCGTAGAAAAATAAATGGAGAGAGTATCACCATCAATGATGCGTCTTACTGGGATGGAAGCCGAGAGAGAAATATTATCCATTCAATACCTCCTTTCCGTTCTTACCGCACTTGAATGCAGCATCCCACATGTCCACTTGCTCGCTTGTTGCTAGGATGGCGTTTGTATTTGCTACCTTCTCTTCAAGCGTATCACCAACGGCAGACGAGAACCTAAGTTCCTTATCTGTAATGACAACATCATTGTCATGCGTCATTCTGTGAGTAGAGTCAATGCCTATCTCACGGCATTTCTCTATGTTGATAATTGCGTACATCATAATCAATTATATTTTTAAGTTTCATAATCTATTTACAAGTCCAATATAGCCTTATGCACATCACCAGTATTCGTTGTTGCGGTGAACGTGAACGAAGCCACGTCTCCACGCCCCAAATCATCTTCGGAGTTATCATTAGCCCATGTTATATCTAACGAGCCTTTGAAGTTCCTTACCTTATCTTTGAGTGCCCAAGCAATATCATCTGCGGCATCATCGGTCTTTCGGGAGACAGCCCATGACTTAACCGCCGTAGTTACGTCCTTATCGCCTAGCATCAACTTACATACTACGCTATGAGTTTCACCTCTACATATACCTGCCGAAAGGTCATGGTAAAGCTGTAGCTTGATTTTGAGTATTGCGGTCGTTGCCTTCCAATAAGGCGAATCCTCGCTAGGTTCAGCAGTTGTAGTCTGTCCATCAGATACCAAACAAAGCCAACGTGTGCCAAGCCATGTAACCTCATCGTAGTAGTCGTATTCCGTACCTTCCTTCCAATCGCCACGATAGATAGGTGTCCAAATCTTTTCGCCGTCAACGGTTGTCAAGTGGTAGTACTTAGACACGATGTTGATGCCGTTGAATCCTACATCGAAGATAGATTTGCCTTTCAGAGAGTAGGAATTGATACCTCTGTACATAGTGAACGAAGGTGCGGAATCACCCTCGGTCTCCATCATCAGCAGATGCTGTCGGCTTGTATTAGTCTTGTTGCCCATGAGGACGATGGTATCACCTGCGGCAGGGGTGTCCGAGCCTTCCATGCAGTTGTCTTTGGCTATCTGAATCCAAGCGAACTTCTTGCCGTCATAGAGTTCGTGACCTTCATCATCGGTGATTGCCTCATTCTCGGTTGAGACCTTGGTGACAAGTCTCCAATAGTCCTTGTTGCTGACGTTATCATAGACACCAGCCTTGATGTTAAATGTCTTGCACCTAACTTGGTCGTCCACCTTGAATGAATTGATTGTTGCGGTCGTTCCATCATCAGCGAGGAGATAGCACTTCCAGCCAATCAGCTCATTCGTTGTCTCGCTGTATACCTCCTTGATGTAGCTTATCTTGCCAGCAGCAGGGGAGAGAACAATGTTACCTCCAACGTAGCTGAGTTCACGTATCAAGAGGGTGTTGAAAATTGCCTTACCCCATACTATCAAATCCGTAAGCAACATTTGGAACTTACCATCGCTTCGTTGCTTAATAGCAAAACCGCTCTGCTCTGCTTCGTTAAAGTCGAGTGACTTCAAGATGTTCACCAACACACTAGAGAGGATAGCGTTGCCACTTCCGTCTATGCTAAACTCATTTGAGTGACCGAGGAAGAAGCCTTGCACGAACTTCTGCACCTTTTCCCAAGTGATAGTACCCTTGGCGGTGTCATCGTTTATCTTTGAGATGAAGTGCTTGCTTCCCTCTGTTGCGACCTGATTCCTAACCTGTGTAGTTGTTAATCCTGCACCTGTTCCACCATTTCCGTTTTGAAGAGACGAGATCTGCTGCTGAATCTTCTGAATGGTTCCAACCTCCTTGTCCTCGCGAAGTGTTATGTCGTATGTCGGAATCTTGCCATCTTCTTCCTTGATCGTGAGCTGGTCGATAGAGATGATTCCTTCGATATTGAGGTCTGTATCATTGAAGTTCATCAGGTCGCCGGCCTTCAGTGTATCGTGCAGACTCTTGATAGTTCCGGTTTCGTCTGCCTGCGCCTTATCGTGCTGTCTCGCCATAAAAAGCTCGTCAACCTTAGGCTGATAGACATACCTTGTGTAGTCATTCTTGTCAAGGAGCGCAATAGCATACTTAAGGAGCTTCAATGATGCGGCTTTCACATACGAATCAGGAAGTGTGATTCCGGAAAGAACGAAATGGTCGCCATTCTTGATAGGGTAGTCTTTGTATGGGAACCACAGCTCAAGAGCATCATCCTTGCTCCTCTCAATAGTAAGTCTCCATCTACCATCAACCTTGGTTGAGGATGCCACTTTGAATGTTCGTCCGCCGCACATACCATCCTTCATAGAGATAGAGAAGTCATCATCCTTAAGGTCGTTGATATCGAAGTCGATAGCCTTATTGAGGTATATATCAACATTCTTTACTGTTTCGTTGTCGCCAAACCTTCCGTCGTCATCAGGAGCAACACCCTCATCAATCTCATCCACACGCACGCCACCGATTTCCATTTCCTCGATAGTAGGGTAGATTTCAATAACTCCATTCGTCTTATCATCAGTATCAAAGAACTGCGATGCCGAACGGAGTCCAATCTCCTCTATATTGAGAGAATCGATGTATGGTCTATATGGATCAGTAGAGAATTTATGCAGTTTCCCGGTTGGATTCACATACTTCTTTTCCTGTTCAGTAAGCGAGTCGTAGAAATCACTCAGAGATACGTGAGGAAATCCTGGCAGCATAAGCCTGTTGATGGACATATTATTCGGAAGATTCTTTGCGTACTCCTTCATGGACGAAGGAACGACCTTCTTATTGAGACCGGACATAATGTACATCTTGGTGTTCCCTGCCTTAACCTGCGAAATGAATGTATCAAGCTTCTCCTTTGATTCCTCATCTCCGGTGTCAGTCTGTGTTCCCTTTAACTCGGAGTAGAACCTGCATTTGCCAGAGCTGCCAGACTGTGTTACATAACCGGTAATTGTAGTCTGAAAATCGAACGTTACCTGAAGGACCCATCCGAAAGACTGTTCCTGGGACTCTCCGGAAACGACGTACTTTCTCTTATTTTTGAAATATGTCTCGATATAGTCGACATCCAGTTCAAGCTCGACATTTGTGCTAGCTGTAACCACTTTCGTGATATTCGCCACGTACTTGACACCGAGGTCAGCATAGTAATGAGAAGGAAGATTCTTCTCCGAACCATAAGCTCTCAGTCTCGTAATGACACTCTGATCAGAATCTGCGTTCTGCACAATCTCGTAGAGCCCCTTGCCGAGACCATAGGAGAAGATGTGTCCGGCTTCTATTCCGGTAGTACCGACATAGATGTTTCTTCCTCTGACTATGAAGTTTACGTTCCACTTCTCATTCACGAGCGCAAGAGCCTCCCAGCATGTCTTCGAGTCAATAGTGATGGACATTGATTCGATGACGTTATCGCTTGTCCCTTCGCCGTACATTGACAACCATTCGCTCACAAGGCATCCACGCTGCACGGAACGCTCCTTGTTTCGTGAGTAAATCTTCCAGAGACCTGCACCAATCTGCTCGTCGAGGTTTGCCTGGATCCTGTCGAGCAAATCGTCCAGAGTCTGTACGAAGAATGGAAATTTCGGTAGGGCAGTGTAGTGGAGTTCGTTGTCGTTCAATACCACATCAAGGAACTCAGCCCTAGCAAGCTCATCCTGCAAGGCATTGAACTTTACGCTGTCATACACGAAGCCCTCACCGTAGGTGTTAGGTCTTGCCTGCTTGTCCTTGCCCGGCTCGTAGTTGAGTTCGAACCGCTCGTTACGATAGATGATATAGTCGCCTATCTGAAAGTTGATAGGCACTTCATGCTTGAAGTTGATAGTCAAAAAGCACTCACCCATCCAGGAATCGGAGTATTCCAATCCGTGAACGGTTATCTGCTCTCCGTTAACGTCTGTCAGCTTCGAGCCGTCCTTATGATAAATATTCCAAGTACTCATGTGTCTGTGTTATCCTAAATTTGAAATCCTGCCATGCGCATCCATAATTGGCTTGATGTCAGTAACAGGGTCGTTAATCTTGAAAGTAATAGAGAGGACTAGCAAGTCCTCACTGCCCGGATATCTGTATAGGTCCGGATCAATGCTCTTCAGTCTCACATGCTGCCTTCCAATCTTATTAAAGTCGCAGTACATTTTCATCATGCCAGACTTGCGGAGATAGTCAATGAAAGCCTTACACTTCTCGTTTGCGCCGAAGGCATCACCCTTAAACAGGAACTTGACCTTGTTCTCGTATGCCGCCATGTAGAGGCCATCCTTGCCGATATACTCGTCGTCACCATGCTCGTCGTGCCACTCCCTTTTTATGGGTTCCTTGACAGAATCGCAAGGCTTGAACGGGTTCTCGGAAACATACATGCCGAAGTCGGCGATGGAGTCCTTCACCTCGTTCCCATCGCCTTCCTTCTGCATGTATATCCTGAAATAATCTTTCATACCTTAATTCAACTTTTTATAATTGCAAATATACGAAAAATAGAATAAATATACAAGAAATATTCAATTAAAAATGCATAAATATACAAAAAGGGGCACGGATATAGATCCGCGCCCCCGATTATTACTTCATCTTCAATGATTTTGTTCCGTTAAGAACTCTATTGAAGTTGTCGTTATACTCAACGAATATTCTTTCAATCCTCTCGGCCGCATCCGCATTGCGTAACGTATTTCGAGCAATCGCATTAAGCTGCGTCAGCTGAGATTTGGCAATCTCACTCATCTCTGGATAGTACTTAGCCTGCTCTGCGCGCATAACTGAACAATCCAACCTGATTGCGTTAACATAACTTAACAATATGTCAGCGGTTTCCTCTGTTATTTCCTTCACAGAGTTCCTTGATGACGAACTGCTGTTGTCGGACCAACCATAGGTCTTCTTTAAGAAGTCTCGTGTCGCCTCTATCTGCTTAGAAAGGTCTTCTGTAGAGTTTTTGACATCAGCGTATTCTGCACCAGTGTACTCAGAGATTACATTTCCGTTCGAATCCTTTATATTCTCTGTGCCGCCATTCGGATCTCCATATTTCTTGGTCTTCTCAAGGAGAGCATTTATCTTGTCCTTATAAAGATTCTCAATCATGGAGTTCAAGATGGTCTTCTTCAGGTTGTCCTCGAAGTGCTCAACGAGATTATCTGACGAATTCGCCATCGTTGCCATTGCGTCACCCCAGGAAGACACCAAGTCCGAGAACTTATTGCCGGTAAGCTTCTCTGTAATAGCCTCAACCATATCGTCAGCCTTATCTCCATATTGAATGAGCTTTTCCAGGTAATCCCTAAACTCAGAGTCCATGTTAGCCCAAAGACCGGTGTAGTTCTTCTTAATTTCGGAAAGAGTATCAGCATTCATGTTGAGCATATCTTCCATGCCGTTGAACTGAACGCCATACTTCGAAGATATATCTCCTGCAACATCACGCCAATTCTGTCCATTGTACTTGTACGAACCCTTCCACATTCGATACCAGATGGAGTGGGAGCCAGCTGACGAACCAGAGTTGAGCCTCTTCTGGGCTATAACCTTGGTCTGCTCTATCTCGGCCTTAAGCATCTCCTGAGCCTCCTTGGATGCCTTTATAGCCTCAGTACCCCAATGGATATTCATATACTCAGTCTTCTTCGAGATGAGTGAATCCCAAATGGAGGTAAGGTTGTCGTACTCAGCCTTCGCCTTTTCGTAGCTGCTGTAGTCTGCGCCAAATGCCTTGATGAGCGAACTTCCAACACTCAGGGCTGCTGCCGCTGCCGCTCCGTAAGGACCTGCCGCCCCGAGGCCGAGAGCGCTTAAACCGCCAGATACATTGGCAGCTGCGCTAAATGCGTTGGAAGCACCTCCTGCAATCTGACCGAGGATAGAATTCTGCTCGCCGAGAGCCTCAAACAGGTTAATGACTGGATCCATGATGTTTGATAAAGCCTGCATCTTTCCCGATAGAGAAGTAATAGCCTTTGAGGAATCATTGTATGCTCCCTTCTTGCTATTCTCTAAGTCAGCATTGCTATACCATTTACCCGCTATCAGTCCGGTCTTCTTTGCCTGGGCATCTGAGATATTAATTCCTGAAGCACCAATCTTCCTGTTACTTTTAAGAATATCTCCGATTGCATTTCCCCTACGTACACCTCCAAATACAGATGGTAGTGGATTTCTGTCAATCTGTTCATTTCTCAGCTTATCCAATGCATCACGCAACTGCTTAACAACTTCGATAGAAAGACCTGTAGTCCTAGAGAACTCATCGATATTGTTAATCATTGTATTGATGGTAGCGGAAGATACCCTGTCAAGGTCATCGAAGATGGCAACCCAGTCCGACTCCTGCTTGAACTGCTCGAACTGAAGCTTCGCAACGTTCTCGTTGTGAGTCTTTGTTGCGCCCTCACTGGCCCTCTCCCTCATCTGTGGGTCTTCGATACCTTTGATGAGTTCAAGCTGTCTCTCGTATTTGCGGTTCTCATCCTCAATCTGCTGGGCGATGGTTGCATTATTCTCAATCAGGTTAGCCATCAGGTCGATGGTCTCCTTCTTGATCTTGTTGTTCTCACCTTCCAACTTCTTGCGAATATCGTAAACACGAGTCTCCTCGCCATACTTGTCCTTGACATTTTCAAGACTCATTCCCTTAACCTCGTCCATAGTCAAGTTAAGGCCGGACTGAACGTTGTCGTGCTTTACCGCAATATCGAGCTGCTCCTCCAGGAACCTCTTGTATGTATCAAACTGGACAGTTCTTCCGAAAGCGATATTTTCAGAACCCTTTTTATTTCCAGTCAACTCATATATCTTCTTGTATGTATCATACTGTTCGGATATAACATCAAGCTGCTTGTTGAGTACATTCAGATCATCTCTTCGCTGGTCTTCAAGAAGCTTTCGGTTTTCAGTCTGAATACCGGCCTTCTCGTTTGCAGCGTAGTCCAATCTGTCCTTCGTTGACGCAGGGAGAGTCTTCAAGAGCTCCTTGATGGAAGTCTCGTAGTTGGTATAATCAGAGATAGGGAATCTCTTCTTGTCACCAAAGATAGCCTCAAACTCTCCGTCATTAGCAAGCTGACCAAGAGCACCTTCTCCATAAAGCTCCTTAAACTTCTTGATTTCAGCATACATCTTCTTGTATAATTCGATGCGTTCACGGAGATTCTTCAACTGTTTATCTTCTTCGCGACCATTCTTGTTTTTGTCTTTTCCAAAGTTACCTGTAACCTTGTTCTTTCCAAGATCGTCAGAGATGTAACCTGCTTTAGCGATAGCTTTCCACAAATCGTACTTGTGTTTAGCATTCTTGTACTCAGAAGAATTCTTGCTTACTTTTCCATTGACGATCGTGTCTAGTTCATTTCTTGCAGCTTTGAGCTCCTTACGAATATTCTCACCTGTAGTCTCGAACGACTGGTCTTGTACTTGTCTTAACGCATTATCAACCTCTCTCGTCCAAAACTTACCTTTCTTTTTGTTTCCAGTGAAAGTTCCGTTCTTGTGAAGTCTTTGCCTTATAATCTCAGAGAAAGGAGTGTTCACGCCAGAGTTATACGAAGGCTTTCCCTGCTTTCCGTTACCACTGTCGCCTGGCCAAAAGTCCATATCCATGAGCTTGCTGATAGCCGAATGAAAATAATACAAGATAGTTTTGCTTGTAATATTTGCTTTCTGAGCCATCTTGTCCATCATGCTGGCGAAAATCTCAGGGTTTCGTTTTGCCCACGTGCGGAATTGATCTTGAGACAATCCGAGCTGTTTTCTGACGGACTCAAGTCCTCTAGGCACGTCGTCATACATTATTTCAGAAACATCATCACTAGACTCCTTCGCTCTTTCCGAAAGTTCCTTTAACCAGTTTTCAGTCTCCTTGCTGCCATTTGCAAACTTGTCGACAAATTTTTCCCAATCATCTCCACCGATAGCCGCAAGCATCCTAATCTGCTCAGTAAGAGGCAGACCCTTGATTTGGTTTGCTAGCTCTTCGTTGTTTTCCATCAAAGACCGGATAAAATCCTCCATTTTTGTCTTTGTGCTAGAGTCGAGCTCGTCGAACATCACTTGAAACTTAGAGAGAGATTCTTGTGCCTGCTCTACATTCTTTGCAATATCGTCGTTCGTGAGTCCATTTAACCACTGTAACCAGAGTGGAGTGTCAGCTCCGATCATATCGAACAGATTGTCATTGGCAAGACCTGTTGCTGAAGTTGCGTTATTCGTTATAACTCCATATTTATCAGCTAAGCCATCATTTGCTTTTTTCGCATCATCAATTTTTTCTTTGAGTATGTCGTATTGTTTTGACAGGCTTCCTGCGCTTTCAACCTGCTGCTTGATAGAATCCGTGTAGTCATCTGAACTTTTAAGAATCTCCTTCATCGAGTCAACTTGCGAAGAAAGGTTGGATGCGTCTTTTGGGCCTAATCCAGACAGAAAATCTCCGTAACTTTTGGATTTCTGCTTAGCTCCATCAATCAACGTCTTTTCTTCTTCCTTTACTCGACTTGACCATTGATTGTACCCCATCAACAATGAAGTGATAGTCGTAATGCCGATCCCCCACCAGCCACCGATGGCGTTGACAAATCCTCCAATCTTTGAAGTTGTCATGCTCCATACGGCAGACATTCTGCCTCCATTCAAGATGATTTGCTCTTGTTTGGCGGTTATTTGTCCCATCAATGCGAGCTGCCTAATTATCTCCTTTGAAACCAAGCCTTCCTTGACCGCTCGTTGCATCTGCAATACGGACATTCTTCCTTCGAGTGCAGCCCTATTGTAGCTCGCGACAAGCGATTGCTTTTCCGACAGAATAGCAGCTCTCTTGAACACATTCTGCTGGGCAATCTTCTGCGTAATCTCTCCTTCCACAACAAGTTGCTGCTGTTCGATAGCATAAGACTTTAACTGGGCATTCATCTGCTGAGTATAACTCTTAGCAAGTGATCCAATACCCATCTTAGAATAAGCCATACCGCCGAGCTTCCTTGCAGCAAACACCGCTCCGAATGAAAGAAGGGCAGGAGACAGCTTGTCCAAAGCTAACACAAGGTCAGTTACTCTATTTATGATGAACGAGAAAGTACCTCCGACGATATTCTTGCCTTCTGCGAACTTTCCTAGCATAATATCCCAGGCATCAATGAGCTTGTTCCAGCGACCAAGTAAAGTCTCTGATAAGACAAACTGCATATTGTAGAACTGACCGCCTTCATCCGTCATCTTCCAAAGTACTTTCTGGACATCCTCAAAGCTTACTTGTCTAGCAGTAATCATCTTCTTGACATCTGCCTGGGTATAATTGTTCCTTCCGTTCTTTCCTTCTGAATTGTAAAGCTCCGTAATTCTCTGTAAGAGTGGAAGTCCAGCGTAAGCAAACTGGCGTAATTCCTTACCGTCAAGCCAAGAACGGGCCTTAACCTGACCATAAGCCAATCCAAGTCTCTCGAAAGACACACCAAGACCAGATGCGATATCAGCGAGACGCTTTGTGGTATCATACAAGTCATTCGCCTCAACTCCAAATGCAGCCAGCTGCTTGACATCTCGGTTCAGCTCTCCAAACTTGAATGGAGACTGCAATGCAAGCTGCTGAGTCTGAGCGAAGAGCTCATCAGCCTTCTGTACATCACCGAGGATAGAACGCAACGCTACATGCTGCTGAACAATCTCGCCGCCAGTCTGTACGATTGAATTAAAGAATTGCTGCGCGCCAAAGACAATACCTCCCTGTAAGAAGAGAGACTTGATGTCTCCGACTATGGATTGCATCTTCTTCGCTTCAGCGTTTGCTCCGGCGAATGCTGCTGCGAGATCGTTTCGTACCTTTGCGGCAGATAGAGCTATTTCCTGCTGATGTTTTCTCTCCAGATCTACAGCCTTTTGTTTTTGGCTAATAGCGGATTCCATACTTCTAATAAGAGGAGAATAGTCGCTTGTTCCTCGTCCCATTGAGAATAAATCTCTTATAGAATACCCACTAAGATTAGCCATAGCTCCTCGAAGAGTATTAAGCTCGCTTGTTATTTGCGAAAAAGCAGCCCTAATACGAGCCAAATCTTCTGTAGATAATGTATTCTTGCCGCTACCAAACAACCCTTGCAGTTGTATTCTTTGTGCTTCGAGTTCCTTAACTCTATCACGTACAAGGGATTCTGCCTGTTTCCTAGATACTGAAATTGCTTCTCTTCTAGCCTGGTTAGTTCGCTCCGTCGCTTCTCTTAGCCTATTTTCGGCAGCAATCATTTCTTCATTACGGCGTACGATAGCATTTCGCAACTCAGCGAGTTCTCTTTCCCTGACAGCTAACTCCTGTGCAGCCTGTGCTTCATTTTTCATCGCAACAAAGTTACCGTGCTCGGTTGACTGTCTGTCTCGCTCCAAAATCGCGGATTTCAGTTGCTGCATTTCCCTGTAACGCTCATTAAGTTCTTGCGCCTGTTTCGATTCGTTAACAAGCGTCACGAAAGCCCCTTGAGCTTCCATTTCCTTGTCGCGTCTTAAGATATCTTCTTTTAACTTGGCAAGTTCATTGTATCTATTTGTTAAATCAAGTGCAGCCTGCGCTTCATTTTTCATCGCAACAAAGTTACCGTGCTCGGATTGTTCCTTGTCTCTGCGAAGAATGTCTGCTTTTAGTTCCGATAACTCCTTCAGTCTTTTGCTGAGATTTGCAGTTTCCTGAGCCTGAATGCCCATTTGGGCCGCTATATTTTTAAAATCCTCAGCGATTTCTTTGCTATTCTCTCTGTTAAAGTTCTTAAATAACTTCTCAGCAGACTTTCTTCCAGACTCAGTTTTTAGATCCAACTCCGAAAGTGCTTCTGAAATTTCTTTCAGTTTTGACCTCACATTGCTGTCTTTAATGTTTAAGTCAAACCACAAGTCACCTAAATTTCCACCTGCCATATCCTGAATATTTTAAAATTAGAGTTTATTGTTTAAGTAATCAGCAAGACTAATCTTCTTGCCGATGAGGCTTCCCTCATTCTTCTTTTTCTCCATCCACCTGTCGTAGAGGTCATCCATCTCCTTCTTGGTGTGCTTCTTCGGACCGCCTTCCTTCTTGGTCTTTGGATAGACGACAAGAGGCTGGTCTGCAACCATGAGGTCAATCTGCGCCGATGAATAGCCCCACCAGTAGTCGTATGCTGCGATGAAGTACTTGCGCTGAAAGAGGAAGCCGAACTTCTCCGCTAGTGAGAAGGCTGCTCCCCAGCTTGTTCTGCTTGGATAGCTTTTGCTTCGCTCCTCGTCATCGTCATCATCACGTCCGTCATCCCGGTCGCTAATATGGTAGCCAGTGAGAATGCGTTCGATGGAATTTTTTTTTTAGAAACATCGAGAACTCTCAGAACCTCGGCCACATCCACATCCTTGATGTAGTAGAGCCAACGCCAGTAGATCCAATACAGGAACCGAATCTTCCAGATGTTGTTGAGAAGGATGCAGACGCAAATCTTGACGTTGCGCTTCCATTCGTTCTTCTCCTTAGCCCTGATATGAGAACACCTGCTCATGGTTCCCTTGCGAAGCCAGCCGAGCTTGTGCTTCTTTCCACGGAACACGAACTCGGTAGGCTCGTCGTGCAGTACGCTGTCGAGCAACTTCTGCAAGTCCACCGAAGGCTGCTCAATTTTCTTTTCTTCTGCCATGATTGTATGCTATTAAAAAATGAGATAGGGCGGCACGGCTGTCGACTAGCCTGCCGCCCTACGGTTTGTTATCCTGAATCTAATTACCTAAAGAAGCCTTACTTGATTAACCGCCAATACCGGGAGCTGGAGCCTTAGTAAGCCAAGCGATGCTGCGCTTACCTGCACCCTCGATAGAACCTGAGAACTTAAACGCAACAGGCTCAGTACCGGAGTTATCCCACTGTAATGTAGCGTAGAGAGCGATGTTGGTAATAACCATGAGGTTCTCCTTCTCGTCGTCAACGATAACGATAGTGCCCTTGATCTTGAACTTCTTAGGCTCAACAGCGATACCTGTAAAGCCGGTAGTAGCGTCGAGAGTAGCATCACCTGTACCCTTCAGAGTAACTTTGGTCAGCTCGGTGATAGCATCCTCGCCGAACATAATTGTCAGCAAGTCCTTTGCCTTTGAAGGAACAACGAACTCTACGTTGAAGTCGCCGAGCTCTGCGGTAGTTGCCCAGTCACCAGCAAGACCGATAACCTTGTAGTGGTTGATGGTTGGGTCATCCATAGTCGCCTTCAGCGAGTCAACGGTAACCGGAAGCTCGACCTCTGGGGTGATGTCAACTGTAGCCTTGCTCAAATCGGTAATAGCCTTTGAGTAGAGCAGAGTTTTAGGACCATTGAAAATGTCCTTCATCTTGTCAATAGTTGTCATAGCCATAATCTAAAATATTTTAAATTGTTATACCTGAATACTTATCTAGTACGTAACCTTCCCTGTATGATTGTCACGGAAAAACCTGCGCCGTCGTCAGCCTGGATAGCAACGTTCGGTCTAGTAACGATGATGTTGTCTGTAGAAATCGGGAATCTTTCGAGGACCGCCTTGACTTTCTTATCCATTTCCGCAGGACTGAAACCATTAGGATTCGCCGAGGAGGCCTTATCTCTTACATACACCTCTATCTGGATAGTGGTAGTATAGTCGTTGTAGGAGCCATCATAGTTCATCTCGTTGTTCCTGATTGTGTACGGAGCACTTACGACGATGTAGCTACCTATTTTGGTATCCACGGCCTTAGGACGATTCCTAGGGTACACCTTGTCGCATATACCCTTTACGGCGTTTCCTAAGTCGAAATATATCTGCTTGATATCTACCATAGCTTACAGTTTGTTAAAAGTTGAACTATTGGCGTACACTACGCAGGCATCGAACATATCCGGAAGAGACTCGTATGTGTTGTAAACTGTCTCGAAAATGCGGTTCTCCTTATCGAATACTGCATATTCAACAGGACATATCGCAACGAGTGCCCAGTCTTTCCCGGTAGATTTCACCTTTCCGATACGTCCGTATAGAAGGTTTGGACCCCACTGGTGACCGCCACCGACTGAACCGGTGTAGCCTTTGTTTTCTCCTCCGTCGTAGTAGAATGGGAGATTGTATTTCTCTCCTTCTGCCAGGGTTACTCGCGTTGGTGCTTTTTCACCCTTCGAGGCACGCACCATGTAAATGAGCTTTCCTTTGTAATACACTGCTGCATAGAACGAAGTATATGCGTTACCGGTGATATTGTAGAACGTCCTGTTCTCTTTGAAATAGTTGACGGTTCTGTGAGCAAGTTCCTGCATAATCGCAAGCATCTTGTCATACGCCAGCTTTTCGACTCTTGGTTTAATCTGATGCTCGAACTGCGCTCCAAGAGACAGACGCTTTCCGCTAAAGTATTTTGCCATAACCTAAACCCTAGTGAGATTCCAGTAAACGACAGTCCTGTTATTATCCGGTTCGCAGTCCTTGACCATACCTACCTCGGTATTGTTGCCGACAGTGGAATAGATGGTGTCGCCGTCAAGAGGACATCTGTCAGCATCCCATTCGTCATATCTGACCGGAATCGATGCCTTCCTCTTGTTCTGGTCGACGTTCTTGTCTCCCTCTGTAGTAGTATCGGTGTAGCTGCGGCCTTCGCCATAGTAGAGAATGATTTCTGTGTCCTCACCAACTGGAGCATCATCATCGGCGAACGGGTCATCAGGGTCGGCTTTTCCGACGACCTTCCTCACGATCTTGATGATGTGAGGGTATCTTGGGTTTCTGATGTTTTCCTTTTCCATACGCCTTATTTGATGATGTGAGGGAGAGGTTCCCCCCAAGGAGAATAATTCGCCCTCTTTACTCCGTGGGAGGTCAACCGGAAGGTGGACTTCTTCTTGAGCATCGAATCAGGCTCCAGCTCCGCATAGATAGCATTAGCCTCTGCCTTCATCTCGCTCCTGTCGTTGTCCGACATGTCGTAGCCACCTCCCGAATGAGTCCATCCGTTATCGGAGTCGGAGGTGTTGTTCACCTTGCTCGGACCAAGAACAAACCATTTCAGCATGTCGGCATAGGCAAGTCTTACCTTGTCCTTGTCGCAGGCATTCAGGTCTGTGCCGTCTTCAAGCTCCCTGTCGTGCATGATGCCCAGCAGTGCCTTCATCGGCATCTCGAACTTCACCTTATTAATAAGGTAGTCGTTCACAGTGTAAATGTTCATCTCCGAATCCATAGTCATACAATCTAGTTACGTTAAAGAATTAACCCTTCTGGGTGATGTCGATAATCCAACGGTAAGGAGAATCGAGCATAGCAGGAACGGAAGCAAGGAACAAGTCTGTCTTGAACTCCTGGAACATACCGTTAGCGGTAACCATGTTACGGAGAAGACCGAGACCGTTGTTGGTCTGTGCCCATGCTACATCTACGAGCTTGTTGCCGAGGGCATCGAAGATTCGCTTGTCGAGAATCTCCTTGCGCATGAAACGCAATGGCTTGCCAGCAGGGCGAAGAACGACTGTTCCGTCTGCCCAACCACGAATCTCGGTAACGGTTCCATCGAAGCGCTTGTTGTGCTCAACCTCATCGACAATCTCGATAGGAGAAAGACCATTGAGGTCAACAACAGACTTCAGGAACATTGCGTTGTTCGGACCGTAGTTCTGCAATACTGCCACAAAGTTAGCGTTCGCCCAGCTCTTGTACAGCTCGGCAATCTGCTTGTTCTTCAAGAATACGTTGTTGTAGTCGTTCTTGGTCATCTGCCATACGAGAGGTACACTGCGGTACTCGATATTCTCATTGCGCCAATCCTCCTCAAACTTACGCATCTGTTCAAGCAAGTCGCAGTTTTCGTCGCTCCAGGCAAGCTTGCCTGCCTTCTTGAAGTTCTTTGCAGGAACCTTTGCGTCATACAGAGACTCCTGGATACCGCGACCAATCTTGTCGTAGTCGATGATACCCTTAGAACTCAACTGGGCTGACATGTAGTTCATAGTCATGTCAAGAGAGTCATACAATATCTGAACCTTGTCGAGATAAGCATCAACCAGGTCTGCATCGTTGCCGAACTCATCCCGGAGAAGCTGCATCTTGTGGTAACGCTCTGTCGCAGTCTCACGGAAGCCGTCAGCAGCGAAGTCTGGGATTGAAGCGGTATACCACTCAATACCCTCGTGGTCGTTCTGATAGCCCTCGCCGAGAGGAGCACGGAGGCTCATCAAGGTTGCAGGGTTCAATTTGCGAAGACGAACCTTGAAGGTTGCGTCGCCATTATTAGATGTAGGGGTGAGGTTTGGATCGATGTCACCCTGTGTCAGATACCAGCCGTTGTTACAGCGAAGTACGCCGTCGCGATTGATGAACTTCTGAAGGTAAGTGTTGTTGCCCTTACCAGTGAAGAACTTCGCAAGCTGCTCGACACCAATATCAATTTTTGCCATAATCCTGAATCAATCTTTTTACGTTATACAATAGGTTAAATATGCCAGAACTCTGGGTAGAGTGACTTGTTCATCGCCTTGACAGCAGGAGGAACAGGACCCATACGGTCAAGCCACATAACGCAGTCTGGATTCAACATACAGAAGTTGATGTTTGTACGAGGCTTGTGGTACTTGTCGCCGCCGACATCGAAATAAGGGAAGTCGTTGTCGTTCGGAGCAAAGCAGTTAGGGTTGGTCACCATAGGCAATACGGATTCGCCTGCACTTGCAGCCTCAACCAATACGTCACCTACCTTCAATGTGCCGAGAGCGGCAGAAAGAGTAACCTTCCAAACATCACCTGCGGTGTCGTCAGTCGTAGCCTCAACGGCAGAAACAGTCACACCCTTTGCTTTTGTCTTAAAGTCCTTCTGACCAATCATGATGGTATCGCCAGGGAACGGAATGTGAACGAATCCGTTACGAACGATATAGATGTCTGTGTCTGTAGCCGCAGTAGTAGCCTTTGCTACACCGTATGCCTTCAGAATCTTAATGGTAGCACCAGGACCTTCGTTGCCTGCTGTAAAGCCAAGGTCGTGTTCGATCAAGTCACCGGCATAAATCTTAGCCTGACCCTTGAATGGGTTGACAAGCTTACCACCAATAGGTGGGTGAACGAAGGCATTCTTGATGAGTGCCTCAAGGCCTGCAAACACGTATCGGGTTCCACCGACCTTACCTTCTGTCTGAACAATGGTTGCACCGTGGTTCAGCATACCACGAGTACCCATCTGTTCCATGTAGGAAATAGAAGTGTTGTCCATAATCTTTTTACCTTTTTTAAATTGTTATCCTGAAATTACTTCTTGTCTTCACCGCCGCCATATCTCTTCTTGCGACGCTCGGCAACCTCATCCATGAACTTGTCGTCGTCAGTAGAGCTTCCGCCACCAGATGATCGCTGTCCCTTTGCAGGAATGCCGTTTTCACCGGTAGCTTCCTTGTACTCTGCGGTGTAGATCTTCTCAGCCTTAGAAACCAGGTCGTCGATGTCGGCATCTTCGTCCGGAATCTCCAGCTTTGCGATTGCAGCATTGAGGAAGTAGTTCTTCATTTCAAGGTTTGCCTTGTCGAACTTATCCTTCAAACCTGCCTTTACTGACTCGATGGTTGCCTTCCTTGCAGCCTTCTTGTCTCTTTCTGCGTTAGCTTCCTTGAGGGCTTTGATTTCTTTGAGAAGCTCGTCGTACTTGTCGTCAGAACCGGTTTTACCCTCTTCTTTCTCCTTGCGCTTGCGCTCCTCTTCCTCTTCCTGCTTCTTGCGCTCAGCTTCCTCCTTACTCTTCTTAATCTCGTCAGAGACATTCTTGTGCAGGTTTCCGTCCATGCGCTTAAGGCGGTTTGCTAACTTGGTAACCAACTTGGCATTTGCAGCCTCATCGTCACCGAAATCTTTCAAAACATCATCAAGTTCTTCATTGATGGTCTTCTGGCTAAGTGATTTGAACTTGGTGGTATCAGCCTCCTTGTTCACTAATGCTAAGAGTTCTTCTCTTGTCATGTTGTTGTTTTATTAAAAATGTTATCCTTGAAGTAGTTCTTCTACTTCGAAAATGTATAAATATACGTTTTAATACCGCAAATATACGAATAATTATGCAATAATACGAAAATATTCTGTATTTTTGCGTATAAAATTGTATTTTTATGCAGAAAGATATTTATTCAGGATTAAAATTGGATAACGGTGAGCCAGTATATACGCAAGAGTATATCCAGTCTCTACGAGACACAGACAAGAAGCACCCCGACAAGCTGAAGATTATAGCTCAGCGTGGCGGACAGGAGCGTATGCTATCTATAGACGCTGATATTAAGATAGTTGGCGGCTCTAGAGGTGGCTCAAAGTCCTTCTCTTCTCTCATGGAAGTTCTGAAGGATATCAAGAATCCAGACTTTCATGCGACCATCCTGCGAAACGAGAAAGATGACTTGCAGTCGTTGGTAACCGACTCTTATAAACTTTTCTCCCAATTTGGAACTTACAATAAGTCGCAAAACGATATGACCTGGAACTTCAATAACGGAGGATGGCTCAAATTCTCGTACTATGCTGGAGCCTATCAGGACTTCAAGACACGATTCCAGGGTCGCCAGTATGCCTATGTCTGCATCGATGAGGGTACTCAGTGTCCATACAAGAAGTTCAAGTACCTCTTGACCAACAACCGAAACGCAGCACATATCCGAAACCGCTTCTGGATTACCTGTAACCCGGACCCGGAATCTTGGGTTAGAAAGTTCATTGACTGGTGGGTTGACGAGAATGGCTACATCATACCGGAACGTGATGGAGTTATACGATACTGCTTCATGGATGGTGATACACCGGACTCAATCTACTGGGGCGACACAAGGGAAGAGGTATACGAGCAGTGCAAGGGCATCATCGATAGCCTCTGGAAGGACAGCTACGAGGAACTTGGATACACAAAACTCGAAATGTTCATCAAGTCGGCGACATTCATCCGTGCAGATGTATCTGAGAATATCAAGCTTATATCTACCGATGCGTCATATATCGCCAACCTTGCCCAGCAGGACGAAGAGCAGCGTATGCGAGACCTTGAAGCCAACTGGAACTGGAAGGCCGCCGGTGATGACATGATCAAGATGGAAGACCTTGATGAAATCTACGACAATGCAGAACAGATAGGAGATGGAAAACGCAGAGCTTCTGCCGATATTGCTTTCACCGGCGGCGATAACTTCGTGATGTGGCTCTGGGAAGGATGGCACTGCAAAGACTTGGTTGTGCTGAGGCTGGACCCTAAGACGCTCGTTTCTGTAGTTGAGGCCAAGCTGAGAGAGTGGGGTGTCGAGGAATGTAACTTCACTTACGATATGCAGGGTATCGGTCAGTATTTCAAGGGATTTTTCAAGGATGCCGTCCCATTCAACAACCAGGCAGCACCTATCGCTAGAAATCATCAGGAAGAAGAAGGAATCAAATACCTCTATAAGGATTTGAAGTCTCAGTGTGCGTGGTTATTCTATAAGATGATAAAGGAGAAGCAGATTTCCATCGACTCGGCCCTGCTTGAAAGAAAGTATTCAGGAAACGGATTTGACAAGGTTCCTCTCAGACAGATTCTTCAGAAGGAGCGTAAGATGCTCAGACGTGACGAGAATAGCGATGATAGGGGATTCAAGCTATTACCTAAGAAGATTGCCAAGAAATATGTCGGGCACTCGCCTGACTTCTTTGAATCTTGGTTCTATGTAATGATATTCAGTTTAACAAAAAAGAAAAATAAAAAGGTAAAAGGATTATGGATGCTATCAAGGTAACAAATTTCAGAAAGATTCTGGTAAAGAAGCCTTTCTTTGAACTCACGCCAAAGGGGTACATGACCCACGATGGCTATTGCAGGAACGAGGTGTCCGATAATGAAGACCCTCAGATGCCGCAAGATACATTATACAGAGTGGTTAAGACTCAGAAGGACTTCCTTCGTGAGTTCTATCCTACGTCCCACAAAATCTTCGACAAGGATCTCTACCCTGACATCTGGAGAAAGAACCCGGAAGACGGGAAATGGTATGTCCAGGAGATTCAAAGAACGGCATTTGCTTTCCAGCAGGTTATTCATACGAAGCATGTTCTCCATATGACAGGTAACGATATTCAGTTTGAGCTTGCCGGTGATCCAGAGATGAAGAAACAGGAAGAGTATATTAATCTCCTTGCCAAGTTCAAGAAGGGATGGTATATGCACGATATGGAGATTCGTCACTATGAGGCTGTAAGTTCGTACATGAAGGTTGCTGAGGCTGCTGTAGTCGGATTCTTCGATAAAAACAAGAAATTCGGTACTCGCACATTGGCTTTCGATAGAGGAGACACATTGTATCCTCAGTTCGACCCTCTTACTGGTGAACTCGTTGTGTTTGCTCGCAAGTATTACGACTTCGACGAGGAAGGCAATGAAAAGATTGAATGGGTAGAGGTGTGGGATGACAAGAAATTCTACCGCTTCAAGAAGCAAGTTAACGAGGGCAAGGTCAAGGAGACTATCAAGAGAATTGCCAAGATATTCGGAATCGACGACTACACTTGCGTTGAAGAGAAAGCTCACGGCTTCCCATTTATCCCTGTTGCATACGTAAGAAACGATGACGGCCCATGCTGGTCTGTTGTACAGAAGAATATCGAGGACTACGAGGAAGCTTTCTCTTATCTCTGCGAGAACAACAAGGCTTACGCCTTCCCTATCATGAAGTTGAAGGGCGATGGTGACGACATTACCGTTGTTGGAGATACAAACGGATCGGCTAAGATGATTCAGATTACCGATACGAATGGTGATGCTGACTTCATTAACGGAACAGACGCTTCCGATGCATTTGCTACACAGCTCAACAAGTCGTATGACCTCATCTATGAGCTTTCGTTCACAGTAAAGCCACCGGAGCTGAAGTCGGGTGACCTTCCGGGCGTTGCTATCAAGCTGCTCTATTCTCCTGCCATCGAGGTCGCAGAGAACGATGCTAAGAAGATGCATCCGTTCCTGGATCAACTTGTTCGTATCTCAAAGTATGGTATCGGAGTTGAAGAAAACTGCATGGCCACTATGACCGGTCTTCCTATTCACGCTTGGGTGGAAATCTATGTGCATCAGAATAAATCTGAAATAATTACAAACTTAGCTACAGCTGTTCAGAACAACTTCCTCTCAAAGCAGACTGCATCTGAGCGTTGCCCAGACTTCCCGGTTAACGATGAATACGACCGTATCATGCGTGAGAAGAAAGAGGAAGACCAGCAGGACCTCCTTATGGATATGCAACGTGCGGATAACGAGACCGAGAATGCTATCGAGGAACAGAAGGCAACGGCGAAGATTCAGAATGGAGGCAATGGAAACATTCGTACAGGTAACGGAAGGAAGGCAGGAAGGCCTGACGAAGGAAAAAACACGGATAAGTGGGGGAATCAACCATCAGAGAACAACTGGAAAAAGTATAATCAGACTCATTAACATGTATTTTTAACGTCGTTCTATAGTAAGCAATACTCTGTTAATTCTTATGTAATCGATTGAAAATGAGAGAGTTAATTAACGTAATATAACTAATAAAATTTGGTTAAGTGGCTGATTATCAGTAACTTTATAGTTCTCTAAGCTCAAAGTTGTATGACATCAGAACCACTCAACCAATATACG